TGAAAAGGGTCGGTTTCCATGAGACCCTTGGGCTTGACACCGTTAAGGTGCCCAGGGAGCTCTCTTTCTTGAGGCTACCCATATCCCTCCTTAGAGAGAAATCTATACGGAATATGTTCCGTTTATCGCTCTTGATTCAGACAAGAGCCACTGGCACTCCTCCAAGGAGTGTTTACAACTCCTCGTTCGAGAAGTTCAAGGCGACGGTGACGTCGCCGTGCAGACCCCCTACGCGGGAGGTACAAGCAAAGATAGCCTTTGCTACAAAATTAGTTTATACTAATATGGTCCTCAAAAAGGGGACAAAGGCCATGGCCTTTAAACAAGTAGTGGAAAACGCACTACGTACGGCTAAGATAAGTCTTAGCGATTCGGCCGAATTGAGCCATCCCCACTCGGTTGGGGGAAAATACGAAGCCTATAGAAAACTTAATAGGCGTATAAAGGATTGTGTCTATTACACAAATCTGGAAACTGGCCAGAAGACGCCAGAAGTAATACCCTCCACGGAGGATTATCTTGGAACAAGAGTGTTCCATTTCACTTTGCAAGAATTCCTTGCAGGAAAGCTGCCAAATATAATGACAGCAAGAGTATCAGGTGTTTTAGAACCTGGTAAAGTCAGACAGATAACAGTGTCTGATATTCATCATGCGGTGTTATTACACCCCATATCACATATCCTATTGGATATATTGAAGGTTGTCCCTTCAAGTTCTTCCGGCATAAGTGCCGGTGCACATGCCTTTGAATTTTATAAAAGGCTAAATTGGATGAACCCAAGAGCAGAGTTCATCTTCAATGATATAGACCTATGGGTCTTGTCTACCGACATGGAGACTGCGACGGATTACGCAAATCCGTTTATCTGTAGACTAATGCTACAGGTTTTCTTGGGCCCCGAATGTCTAGGGGTCCCTAAATTATATCGGGCCGTAATAGCCCAATTGTTAACTGGTCCACGGACCATATATGACGATAGAAAAGAATCTATCGATAAATTTGTGACAACGCGTGGTTGTCTGATGGGTGATCCCGTCACCAAATTTGTATTACATTTAATACAATTAGTTGCGAAAGAAATTTCGCTGAACCTTTTTATGAAAGGTCAGTACTGACAAAGAGTACTGTTATAGTCCACAGCCGTGAACATCGGACCATGGCTGGTCCATAAACACCGCCTTAGCGGTTGTGGGCGCTGTAACTTAATAAGTACCAGATAGGTCAGTCCCCCTTACGAGGGAACACCATTTAGGTGGAAGCTACG